CCGCCAAAATGGCATGAATGAGATCGTTTGTCCTTGACGCGGGGCGGTTGCGCTCCCGCTCAATGTCGGCTCCGTGGATTTTCTGCACGGCGCGGATCTGTTCCCGGTCAAGGCCCAGGGCTTCAAGTTCTATTTTTTTCATTTTGTGGTTCCTTTCATTTCCGCTGTGACAAAATGTCATAAGGCTTGTGACAAAATGTCATAAGATTGGGCTGAAACAGGCCCATTTTGCTGGCTCTCTTATGACAAAATGTCATAAGCACCGGGACTTTCGGGTGCCTGTCCTTGTGACAAAATGTCACAGTATCTTATATATAGCCATATACCCGGGACTATTTTGGCTTTCCCAGTTTCCAGTCCATGGCAAATTCGTATTCGCTGGCGGTCCGTGTGGTTCTTCCGCTGCGACAGGTCAGAAAGCCAGCAGCCGACAATTCCTGTACATTGCGGATAAGGGTGCGGTCTTTAATTCCATACCGCTCGGCGGTCTTTCGGGTGAACTCAAAGCAGCGCTTGCCCTTGGCTTCAATCGCCATGGACAGGTAACACCACCGGGCCCCCGCCGACAGCGAATAGAAAGCCGGGGCCTGCATCAGATCGGCGTAGATCTGAACAAACGGCAGAACCTGGCCGCTGGCTGCTTTGCCGCATCCTTGACCGGTGACCCAGTACGGCGGGTCCACCTTCTTCTTTCGTCCCATGTGGCAAACGCTCCATATTCCCTACCGTCGGGCGGTTCCTGGGTTCTGTCCTTCGGATTCATCAACGAAACTCGCCCCTTTCCAGAGCCGCAGCCGCTTTCCGAGCTGCCCGACGGAAGCTGATTTTCTTCGTGGTAAATACCGCCACAAAGGCACCGTATTCATCCCGGTCCAGTACGGCAAAGAAGGATTCCCCGAGCGTCACGAAAAACGGAATGCCCCGGATGTAATAGACATGTACCGGCTTTCCCTCAAATGTTCCGAACCGCACAGCCCGCCCCCTCCTTCCGCATGGAATCGTACAGGTACACGGAATCGGCGTATGTTTCCGCCCGGTCTGCCGCGGTCTGATAGGTTCTACCGGCCATCCAAACAGCGGCAAGCGCACATCTCAGGATGCAGTCCCGTGACATGTTACGGTAGGACATGTATCTCTTCACCGCATCTGTGAAGGCTTCCACTGCGCGGTCACATTCCCATACAGTAGGCACAGACGCCGCAACCGTTTTAGCCTTCCGCATGGTCACCACCTCCCAACCGGGCCGCTGCCGCCACAACCTGCTGCAGCTCAATTTCTTTCCGGGTCTTGTCCCACAGTTCCGCCAGGTCCACATGGGCGTTGATGGTCTCGCCCCGGCGGATGGTGGCCACGGTGTAGCCGCTGCGCTCAAACTGTTGGGCCAGATAGCCCGCCGGACGCATTCCCAGGCGTTCCAGAGCAGACAGCTTCCCGCCGTCCAGCACGACGGTTTCCCGGTGTACGGTGCGCGGCTTGGGCTGCCGCTGGTCGATGTACTCCACCTCGTAGGCGGTCAGAGTGATGGTCTTTTCAAACTTCATTGCAATTTTCCTCCGATTCTGTTATGATGGAGGCGGTAATCTGTGGATATTTTACCGCCTTGGCCGTTCCGGTGTTCCCGCACCGGCGCGGCCTTTTTGCATTCGAGTGCAAACCACAGGCCCAGCAGGGCATTTTCCAGCAGCAGGCAGGCCAGCAGCGCGGGGACGTTGAGGGCGGCCAGCGCCATCAGGATACAGAACCCTGTGCTCACCGCCGCCAGCTCCACGGCCTTGCGGATCAGCCGTCGGGCCACTCTCCCCCGGCGGGTCACGACTGCACCACCTTCCTGGGCACCAGATCCCTGGGCATGAAGAAATACTTGCCGTATTCCTCGCGGGGGATGCCCAGCACCTCGGCAATGGCGTCCATCTCCCAGGCATCAAAGGGCTGCCGCCCCGTCATGCGGGAAGTCATGGTACTGGGGGCGATCCCGGCCCGACGGGCCACCTCGTTTTGCCCGACCTCGCATTCTGCAAAGCGGACACGCAGGTTATAGAACAGCCTCATGTGTTGCATCTCCTTTGCTCATGTTGTAGATCTCGGCCTTCATGGCCATAAGCGATTCATACTCGCCGGGATCGCGCTGGTTCCAGGGCGTAGATAGGTAACACAATACCCTGTCCAGGTAGGCGTCAACTTTCTCGGCTGCGGTCATGTGTTTTCCCTCCCTCCAGAACGGTTTTAATTGCGTCGTACCTCATGCCGCAATCGAGCAGCGTTGTAACCTGCGCTTCTCGTTTTGTCACGAGGGCCAGTTCGTCAGCGGTCAGCAGGGGCACCACATCCGCCCCCTTGGGCAAACCGGCCTCTTTGCGCATCTGGGCGGCGCTGCGCCCTGTCACGGTCTTGTAGATCAGGTTCGTATAGGTAGCAAAGGCATGGCCTCGGAAACGCTCATTTTCGCCGCTGTCCTGGATGGCATCGGTCAGACTGCGGCGCACCGGCAGCTTGACAGCCCGCTGGGCATCCCGCCGGGACAGTTCCTGCCGGACGTTGAAGAACTCCCGGACAAGGGCTTTCTTGAACCGGCGCACCGGCTCAGTGTTCTTCAGGTAGGTGATAAGCAAGGTTGCCTGCTGCTCGTTCAGGTGGTAGACCTTGGCATATTTTACACCACGGGCTTTCTTCACTGCTTCCATTTCAAATGGCAGCATGCCAAACTCTTTTAAGTCTTTTTCATGCTTGCGGATCAGTTCGTTGACGGTCTTGTGCCGCACCTGCGCATATTGTGCCACGGTGTCCGCCGTGGTGTACGGCTCCATGCGGGAACCGGCAGGCTTGATGAATACCAGCCCGCCGGACAAAGGGGCTTTTTTCATGGGGTTACTCCTTTCTGACGATGCTTTCCACCGGCACGCCCAGAGCTGCGGCGATCTTACCGGCGGTAGCGGGGGCACACGCTTTCCCGCACCGCACAGCGGAAACGGTCACACGGGATACACCGGATTTTTCCGCCAGCTTGATGGTAGTAATATCCTGCCGCGCCATTTCGGCAATCAGTTTTACACGGTCGATTCTCAATTTGTTTACCTCCTTGAACTTTGCACATTGTCAAGCGACAACACAATGATACATCCGGCTTTGCATATTGTCAAGCATTTCTTTGCAAAAAGCAAATATTTGTGTGTTTACTTTCCGTTATGCAAAGTATATAATACTGTCATGGAGGTGTTGCCATGCTTATACGAGAGCTAAGGAAGCAGCACGGACTTACAATGCGCGAATTGGGGGAAAAAATCGGTGTTTCTGAAAGCACAATTTCCCTATATGAAACCGGTAAGCGTGAGCCAAATTATGAAACGCTGTTAAAAATTGCAGAACTGTTCAACGTGTCTGTTGACTACCTATTGCGTGGTGAAGATGCACCAGCTTACAAGACTCCAATCACCGATGACGATATCAAATTTGCTCTGTTCGGGGGCGGCCCGGTAACGGATGAACAATTTGAGGAGGTCAAGCGGTTCGCCCAGTTCATCAAAGAGCGAGATATCCGCCCAAAGGATAATTGACAAGCAAGCAAGCAATGCCTGTGGATAGCCACCGGCCCGCTGCCTGATGGGGATTCCCCCATGCCCCAACGCCTCACGCAGAAGGCCATGCGCGGCGCTGTGGCGCGTTCCGGCATGAGGATGGCAAAACTTATCCATGCAGGCCCGGCGGGGCCTGTTCTGGCGGCCCTGGCGTCCCTGTGCGGATATCCATCCGCTATGCTTGCAAAACCAGTTCCGCCGGGTGAATGTGTCCACATTGAACACGCCCAGACAAAAAGAAAAAACCGCCCCCGGCGGCAACCGGGAACGGTTTTGAATAGAACAGCTCACACAGCGAGTGTATAAGCAGCCCCAACACCTGTTATTATACACTCCTCTGCGTGGGCTTGTCAAAGTATACCCACAAGGAGGTCATTTTTATGAGTAGGCGAACCAATACCGCCACATGGAACGGAAAACGCTGGCGCATTGACGTGCAGAAGGACGGTACCCGCAAGAGCTTCTACAGCTCAAAACAGGGCCGCACCGGCCAGCGGGAGGCCAATGCCAAGGCAGACGCATGGTTAGACGATGGCATAACGGCCAAGCCCCCTCGGGTGGCCGAAGCCTGCGGTCTGTGGCTTCTGGAAGTACAGCAGACAACCAGCTCCACCAATTACCGTCCCTTGGAAAGCCGGTGGCGCACCTGGGTGCTGCCGGTGATCGGCGGCAAACGAGTAAATGCCCTGAATGACCAGGACCTGCAGAACGTGATAAACAAGGCCCACACCGCTGGGCGCAGCCGCAAGACGCTGAAGAACCTGAGCGCAGACCTTCGGGCGTTCTGTAAATACTGCCGCAAGTCGAAACTGTCGCAATATATCCCGGAAGATCTGAAAATCCCCGCCGGGGCCCGGTACAAAGGGAAGAACGTGCTGCAGCCTGCTGACCTTATCAAGCTGTTCAACATCGACACCACAACATACAAGGGCCGCACCGTACGGGATGAATTTATCAATGCTTACCGGTTTCAGGTGCTTACCGGCCTGCGCCCGGGTGAACTGATTGGCTTACGTTGGTCGGATATTCATGGCCAGACGGTCAACGTGGCCCGGTCGATCAATGTGGACCTGGAAGAAACCCAGGGCAAAAACCAGAATGCAGTCCGCTCCTTCGTCATGTCTGATATGGCCCGGCGGGTCCTTCAGGATCAGCGCCAGCAGATCGGTGAAGAGGAAAGCGTGTTCTGCATTGTGTCCGAAAAATACTATTACCACCGCTGGCGGGTCTACTGTAAGGTAAACAACCTGACCCCTTGCTCCCCTTATGAGCTGCGCCACACTTTCGTTTCCGTGGTCAAGACGTTGCCCGCCGGGGAGATCAAGCCCCTGGTGGGCCATAGCGAGGACATGGACACATTCGGAATATACGGACACACCCTGACCGGCGACGCCGAGAACACGGCCCAGGCTGTCAATGGCGTTTTCCTGCGGCTGCTGAATAACGCATAACCGTACCGCACTTTTTCCCGCACATTGTATTTCAATGAAAGGAATGTGCCCGAAACAGCATAGCTCGACACCGCAAGGAATCGTATAGAAGTGCGGTCAGAAGAACAATGAAACAATATCTGATGGCTTGAACCGGGGTTCAAGTCCCATCTTCCGCACCAAGAAAAAAGGCCCAGGAACGCAGGTTCCCGGGCCTTTTCTTTATGCCTTACCGCAGTTTTGACCGCACAGTTATTCTTTGTTTCCATAGCGTTCCAGATATTCAACGGTCCTTTCCTCGACACTACCGCCATAGGCCCAGGCTTCAAAGCCCGTTCCCCGCCAGGCATGGGTCTGGATAACCTCATCATGCCAGCGAATCAGGCGGGAATTGCGGCGCAGTTTACCGAAAGCAGAACGCCGTGCATTGGCGGCCTGTCCCCTGGTAAGCCCGGTTTCCTCGCAGATCTGGCGCACGCTCTTATCCTGGTAATATTGCCCCCGGATAACCAGCGTTTCCCGTTCGGTCAGTTTTGAAAGGGCTTCTTCCACAGCGTCGTGCAATTGCTCATGGAAGATTCTGTCCTCTGCTGCCTGCAGTTCCCCGGCGGCGGCCGGATCCGCTTGCAGATCGCCCAGGGTGGCCGTGCCGTCATCCTCGGGATCCATGGGAACATCCAGGCTTGTGCAATGGTTCAGCGGATCGGCGCTGGTCGTGATGGCTTTTCCCTCCGGGCCGATGATTCGGCGTCTGTGGCCATTGGACAGGGCCTGCCCAATTTGGTGCCGCATTGCCTGCTGCAGCCAAGTGGAAAAAGCTCCAGCCGCCGGGTCGTAGGTCTGGGCGGCATACTGGATGGCAAAATACCCTTCCTGCTCAAAGTCATCCGCCGTCATGCCGTGGGCATCGGCCAGAGCCCTGTTGTTCGGGTACCATTTCCAGAACATGGAACGCAGCAGCCCCCGGTTTATCTCCCACAGCTGGCCCAGGGCAAAAGCGTTGCCGGCGGCCGCCAGGGCTGCCAGGGCTGCGTTTGTGCTCTGTTGGTCCATTCTGGTGTCTGTTGAAGTCATAGCCAACCCCCCTAAACCAAATAAAAAGGCGGGCCCGCAGGCGATTGCCCACGAGCCCGCGAGGTATCAAAATTCGAAAAGTTTATTTTGATGGTGTTGAGATCAGGACGCCGGGGTGCGCTCGAATGCAAAATCAGGCTTCGGGAAGCGGGTGGTAATAGATACCCTTCGCCTTGTTTTCCAGCACAAAGGCGTCGTAGCAGATACGGCCAGTCACAATAGTGCCGCTGGAAAGCGGGGTATCCTGGTGAATGCCGAAATCTTCCAGCTTGACCGGGGCCGCAGTGGCGGAAGGATGAGCCAGCATGAAGCCGAAGTTTTCCGGCAGGCGGGCTGCGGGCACCTTCACCACATAAGCGCCATCCAGCATGGCGACAACACCGCGGGCACGCATCTCAGCACCAATATCGGTATTGTCAAACTCTGCGGCCTGCTTCAACAACGCATGAGTGGCCGGGGTGACGATCAGAACGCGATCTGTCTCAGGCACTTCCGCGTCATCAAGCGCCTGAGATGCAGTCAGGACAGCCCCGTAAACGTTCGATTTGGTAAGCTCCGCAGGAGTGGCCTTGGTACCTGCTTTTTCGGTCATTACTTCGTATACGTTGGTGTCAACCTCCGGAATGACCACTTCCCGAAGCTCACGGGCCAGGGCGCTGGCCGCCTGGACCTGCCCCGCCGTTTCGTCCTCATCCAGCTTGTCCACGTTGAAAATAAAGCTGCGGTCATGCTTCAGCAGCAGTTCCTCGGTAGTTGCGGACAGATCCAGCAGCTTGCCATAACGGGAAAGCTGCTCTGCGCCGTCCTCCGGGGCAGTACTGACGTTGCGGGAATAGTCGTTCAGGGGCGTGGTGCTGACCTTATACAGTTTGATGGAGTGGGCACCGGTCCAATCATAATCAGTGTTCGTCAGCAGGCTGGTTTTGCTTTCAGCTTTGAAAAGCTCATCAGTCTGCGGCGCGTATTTGGCAACAATTTCAATAGACATTCAAAAGACCTCGCTTAGTATGAATATTTGTCTCTGGGAGTATGCTTGTTATCCCGGCTGAAGGCTCTGGTAATTGCGTCGCCTTCCGTGGCGGGAAGGTGCGTCGGGTCTCCTCCGTCCCATACATTGGGATACGGCGGGTCGGAAAACTTGCGGATCTCCGCCGCCTGTCTGGTGCAATCTTCCTCAGTATCGAATGTCAGCAGGTTGACGGGCACACCGGTTTTGGCTGCCACCTTCTCGCGGATGCTGCGCAGCTCGCTGGCCCGGTGGATCTCGTCCAGCTGCTTTTGAAGACCATCGGCGCGGGCGTTGGCGGCTTCCAGCTCGGCCTTGCTTGCCTGGTCGGCTTCATCAACCTGGGCTGCCTTGGCCTTCAGGTTGTCATAATCAGCATACTTTGCACGCTCACGGGTCAGCCGATCCGCAACAATAGCGTTCACCTCTGCCTGTGTAAACATGCGTTCTTCCTGCTGCGCGGCAGCAGTACCGTTTTGAGCCTGGTTCACAGTTTCGTTCATGGTGTATCCTTTCCCGGCTTTTCCGCCGCCGTGGCGTAATCTATGTAAAAGGCCACCAAATGGCTGCCTTTTACCCTCTGTAATAAAAATTCCTGTGTGTAAATCGGCGCTGGACGGCATGGGGTCGCCGCCCCCGCCGGGGAGGGGGGCCCTCCCCAGGGGTGCGTCAAAACAAAACAGGCGCAAGGAACAGCGATTAAACTGTTTCCCTGCGCCTGTTCGGCTTACCTTTCGGCGGTACTCTGTTATATTTATTATACAACTTTATGTTGTTTTGGTCAAGAAAGTTCTTTCTTTTTGTCGATTCTCACAGACCAGACATGAAGCCCGCCGGGCGCTGTGCTTTCATGGATTCGCAGATAAGGAACAGTCTGGATCAGCTCGGCGCGGACGCGCTCAAACATCGGCTTTTCCGCTTCACTGTATGTAACTTTAATCTTCAACGTCTGCTGCCTCCTTGACCTGAATCTGGGCCTGGTCTTGGGGTTCCGGTGCCGCTGCGGTGGTCATGTTAGAGGTGAGGGCAGCTTTATTATAGAGGGTCGTGGCATGTACAAGAAGTTCGTTCAGATTCTCCGGTGGGAGTAGCCGGATCACCGCCAAAATGGCATGAATGAGATCGTTTGTCCTTGACGCGGGGCGGTTGCGCTCCCGCTCAATGTCGGCTCCGTGGATTTTCTGCACGGCGCGGATCT